GGCTTTGAGTCCTGGCTCCTTAACCTCGGCCAGGGTCTTGCCCCGAATGGCATCGACCATCGGCGCGTATTTGGGGTCGCCAAAGATGGTCTTGGCAATCGTGTCCATGCTGGAATCCCAGCGGGTTGATTGCTGCTTGGTTGCGATGTCGAGGACGCGCTGGCCCAGCGACACATTCATAAACCAGTCTTTCTGCGGCGATAGCACAGCCAGCACTCCAGAGACAGCCTGATCAGGCACACCGTAGTCCACAGAGAAGCGGTCGGTGATGTTGCGTGCGCCGTCATACCAGAGCTTGCTGCGCTGGCGCGTGGCTTCTGGCACCTGATCGTGCAGGAACAGCAGGTTGTTCTTCACCTCGGTAATGAAGTCTTCAGCTTGCCTGTCAGGGTTGCGTGCCTTGCTGGCGAAATTCGGGTACTGACGAATCAGGCCCATGTTGTACGCAAAGGCTGCTGGGTCTTGCTTGGTAGCCTGGAGATCAATCACCAGCCTGCTGGCCATTGGGTCTTCAGTTCTCTTCACTGCGGTCGGCAGGCGGGTGCTGACCAAGTTGGGGCCGGGCTGCACAGCGAACATCGGTCGAGCGGCCTGCGGCACCACAGAGGCCAGCGGCCCGGTGCCTTCCAGGACTGCGCGGTTGAGCTGTTGGCCGGTTTCCCTGGCCAGCGCTTTGCCGGCCTTCACCGTGCCAATAGCGCCCGGCACCATGCCAACAACAGCGCCAGCGGTTTGCAGAGCGGCGGTGCCGTAGTTCCCCTGCTTGGCAGACTCGATAGCCTCGCCACCCATGATGGCGGCTTCCTCTGTCTGCATGGTGGTGCCCAGGAGCGGCACAACGTCTGCCAGACCGATGTTCAGAGGCAGGTTGCTACTGGGGCCGCCAATCAGTGTCTGCGCGTTCTGGCGGGCTTTGTAGCGGTTCATGCCCATGCCTTCAAACCCGGCCTGCAAGAAGTCAGACAGGCGCTGCCTGATGGTCGGGTCAAAAGGCTTGATGCTGTCTACGGGTCTGCCACCACCGGCATCGGTCATGGTCTGACTCGGGCCGGCGGCCAGCAGCACATCATCCGGTTGCTGACCGGGCGCGGCCATCTCTGGCATCTCTGGCGCAGCCGGCGGGTCTGGGAACTGATAAGAGGCCAGGGCCGACAGGTACTTGTTTTCGATTGCGCTGTAGGCCATGTCTTACCTTTTGTAAGTCGTTTTGTCTTTGCTGGCGCGATCAATGATTTCCTCGATCTGCTCGTTGGTCATGCCAAGGGCTTTGAGATCGCTTGAAATGTTTTTGACTCCAATTTCCAACTGCTCCCGGAGCGCGGAGGGAAGTCGCGTGTCGTTCAGCGTTCGCTTGACCACATTCTCAAGCTGTTGCGTCAATGTCTGAATATCCGCTGGCGGTTGCGCTTCTGGCCGCGCAGCTAGAAACCGGGTCTGGGTTGCGCCGACTGCGGCTGCGGCTTCTGCTGAAATACGTTGCTGTCTTGTCTGCGCAGCAGCCGGTGCGGCTGGCGGTGCCACGGGTGCTGGGGCAGGCGCTGGAGCTGGTCTCGGTGCCGGGGCAGGAGCCTGGGCCGGTGCGGCTGGCGCAGATGGCGCTGGCATTGATGGCGCTGGCACAGTTTCTCCATCGGCCAGCTTGAGCAGCCTTTCGATCTCTGCGATCTGTCGCAATTTGTTGGCATCAGTGCCAGCCTTTTGTCTCAGCGCGGGCAGATTTTCCAAGGTCACTGGGCCAGTGATCCAATCACGCCCAGGCACAGCGCTGCCATCTGGCCGGCGGGCGAATCCTTCAAGCCGCGTCCGTGCCGCCTTGGCCTCCTCGGTAGACCGGCGGGCAGAAACGCCTGTCTCCAACTGGGTCAGAATTTCCCGCGTTGTGAGAGTCTTTCCTTGAGCCGCTGCCGCCGACTGGATCTGCAGCGCCTGGGCCTTGAGCTCGTTGCGGCGCTGGAACTCCGCGCCCTTGGGGTCGATCACCACCACGCTGCCAGGGATCACAGGGATGCCGGCGAGCTGGGAGATGCCACGGTCGAGGTCTGCGCTGTCGCGCCGGTCATCGGCCTGCAAAATCTTGAGCGCAGCCACTGCGTCCTTGCCGTCGATCCCCTTGCCAACCAAATTCCAGATTTGCCTGGGGTCGGTGATCGTGTTGTTGTAGATGCCACTGAGCAGGTTGAAGTAGACGGCTTGGTTGGTCTCTGGCTGCTTTGGCTCGAGCAAATCCTTGAGTGTGCCAATGGGCACCGAGCCTTCTGGCAGGGCGGTGAGCTGGGCGATGAGCTGCTTCTTCTTGGGGCTGCCATCAGGCAGCGGGTAGATCTGCTCCAGTAGGTTGATTGCCTGGGCCTCGCCCTGCCTCTTGGCCTCTGCGGCCTTGCCGTCAGCGATTGACTTGCGGTTGTTGACGGCCACCATGAAGTTGGCGGTCACCTTGGCCACAGCGTCAAAGTCGTTGGTGATCATGGATTGCAGCACCGGGCTCATGTTGCCCAGGTCGCCGCTTCTGAGCTTTTGCAGGGTGCGCTCTGGGTCGACCATGTTCTCATCGGCCATCAAGGCCTTGGTCACCGAGTTGATCTTGGCGTTGCGCAGCGCCGCCTCAAACTTGGTGCTGTACTGGGTCTGCAGCGCCTTGTCGCCAAGCAGCAAGGACTGGGTGAGCACGTTCTTGCGAAACACATCGGCCAGCTCGTCAATGGATCGCTGCTGGCCGTTGGCATCAGTCCAGCTGCCCTGCGAGACCGTGGCCTCCAGCAAGCGGATGCTGCTGTCAAAGTCAGAGTCGAACTTGGCGATGCGCTGGTTCTTGGCCCGGTCGAGCTCGGCCTTGTAGGCGGCATTGAGCACGGTGTTGCCGTGCGTGGCCATGGTGGCGCGAAACTTGATCGATGCTTCTGGATCGATGCTGGCCAGCGACTTTGAATAACCGTCCGACATGGTCTTGATCTTGGCGCTCACCTGATCTGAGGTGGCATTGCCGGCCTCTACGTCTGACAGCAGCTTGACCAGCTCGTTGCGGCCCTCGATCTCAAAGTGCCCAGCCAGCTCCAGGCTGCGGGCCTTGGCCACAGCTTGGTCGAAGAAGTTCAGCGATTTGGTCGTACCAAAGCCCAACGGCACGCCGTCCTTGGCCATCTGCAGTTGCTCAGGGGTCAGCGGGTTCTGCGCGGCGAATTCCAAGCCTTCCTGCTGGCGCATGACACCAGCCATCTGGAAAGCGCTCGCGCTCATGCGGTCGAGGATCTGGGCCAGTTGGCCTGCGCCCTGTGCCGCCACTCGCGGCGCGATGTAGTCCACACCCTGCTGCTGCACCTGGGTCATGGGCACGCCGCCCACAGAGCGCACCTGCATCTGACCTGATTCGATTCTTTGTGTGGCCATGCTTATCTCACCTTCAAGTATTCAACCCCGGCCTTGGCCAGCGTTGCGCCGGCAAGGATGCCGCCACTTCTGCGAGCCGCAGTGCCGGCAGCAGTGAGCTGGCCGGCTTGGCTGCGGGCGCTGTACAGGTTGAGCGTGTTCTGGTAATCGGTGGACTGCAGCATGGCGGTGGCATCCTCAAAACCCAGCACCCGCGCAGTCAGCGCATTGAGGTCGGCGATGCCCACATCGCGCATGGTCGCGGCCACGTTCTCGCGCTGCACAGCCTGGACAGATCCCTCACCCAACACCACGCCGCTTGCCGCAGCCCTGGCCCGCATCGCGGCGTTGGTGGCACGCATGTTCTTGAGCAGGGTATTGCCAGCGATCTGGTAGTTCTGCGCCTCGATCTCGGCCTTCTTAATGGTGCGACCAGCCTGGATAGTGGCGTACTGCTCGGCCATGTCGGCACGCACCTCGGCCACCGCCAGGGTGTCGCGGGCTTGCAGCAGGTAGCTGGTCTGCTGGTTGATCGCTGCAGCCTTCTGCGCCTCGGCCTCGCCATAGGCACCGATTACCCCAGCAATCCCTGTCATTTGTCCTTGGGTGAGTGCCATGTCATGTCCCTGAGAAAACGGCCACGCGGTAGTCCAGGCCCAGCAGGTTCATCTTGACCGGCAGGTTCTGAGACACCTCGATGGACTGCTCGCGGTTGTAGCCCAGCACGCCGTTGACCCGCTTGATGCCGGTGAACTCCGGGATCGGGTCGTCCAGCAACGGGTTGTCCAGCAGGCGAAACGCGACTGGCTGGTTGTTGATGATCATGTTCTGGGTCTTGTTGACGATTGCGCTGATCTCCACAATCCGCTTCTTAAACGACACCCGGCTGCCGGTCTGCAGCTTGACCTCGGCAGGCATGGTCTTGACGTAGACGCTGATGGGCAGGCCCACCTCGTAGCTGGTCACCGACTCGCGGTCGAAGGTCACCGCGCCGCCACCGCTCACAGTCTCGTTGCCCTGGGGCGATCCATCGCAGATCACGTTGAGCGACTTGCCAATGTGCGGCAAGCCAGACCCGACACCGCCTGCAGAGCCGCCAACGAAGGCGCAGTCGGTGAAGTACTCGTAGCCAAACAGCTCGATGAAGTACCGATTGACACCGTTGAAGCTGCGCCATGTCACCACATAGATCGAGTTGACATCCACGCCCACATCGATGAAGAAGCCATCGGTCGTGAACTCAGACGGGCTGGTCACCTGCTGGCTGCGCATGATGCTGAAGGCCGCCATGCTGCCATCATCGGTGTTGGTCATCAGCAGAAGGTCGGCCTCCTCGGTGCTCGATGCCTTGCGCAGGGCAATGCGCTGCGGCCCCTTGAGCAGGTGGCCAGACAGCAGCGAGATGCGCTGGGTGATGTAGGTCAGCTGGGTGTCGTTGAAGATGAACTCGTTGAGCGACTTACCCTGGCGCTGGATGTAAATCGAGCCCGACTCCACCGATTGCACGCGGGTGCCCGGCTTGATGCCGTTGCGGCTCACGTTCTTGAACGTGAAGGTCAGCGGGGTGACCGGGTCAGACCCTTGCTGCGGGATGAAGAACTCGCCGCCAGTGGTGAACACCTGGAAGTCCCGGCCAGAGATGATGTCGGTGATGACGTTCAGGTCGTTGGTGTCCAGCGTGGCCTCGACCGCATCGTCGTCCAGCGACTCGGTCGGCACGAAGTCGAAGAACAGGCCGATCTTGGAGCCCCAGACAGTAGATGGCCGCGACTTGCTGCCGCCAAAGTACAGGCGGCCCTCATGGAAGGTGACCGTGCGCGGCCAACCCTTGGTGCTTGACCAGACATCCTCGTAGTTGTGCTCCAGCTCCCAGCGGCCAGCATCGATGACATTGGTGTTGAAGAACGGGTACTCGGTCACCGCCTCGACCACAGTGGCCGAGACATAGCGCAAGATCCTGGCGCGGCCTTGTGGCTGCACGTTGACGTACTGGTTGACCGATTGGGTCGTCCAGGTGGTTACCAAGTAGTTGCTGGTGCTGTCTGGCGCTGGAGAAAATGGGACATCAACGGTCGCCACCTTGGTGCTGCCGACATAGTCATCAATGATGCGCACTTGTCCAACCCCAGTGCCGCCGGTGATGGTGACATACATGCCGTTGTAGATGTCGTCGGTGGCGCTGGCCGTTGATTTGAGCGTGATGGTGGTGCTGGTTCCAGCCTGAGCCCCGCCGCTGTCATGGTTTGTCGCCGATGCTGTCAGAGTCACATTCCCGGACACTGCAGATGGTGTCAGCGTTGAGCCAATGTTTGTGTGGAAGTCGATGTTGAATGCGTACTTGGGGATGCTGTCAAATGTGATGGCGGCGGCCGTCCAAGCGCTGTCGCTGGTGCGAGTGATGCGCACGGGCTGCAGGTCGGGATGCACCACGATCAGAGTGTCAGCAGACTGAGTCCAGCACATGTCGTCAACGATGTCGCTGCCGATGGTGGTGGTCAGGTAGCTGTTGCCGCTGCCATTGATGTTGGCCACCACCGCGCCATTCTTGATGACATGCATGCGGTTGTGGGTGAAGCACAGCATGTAGCTGTCTGACACCGAAAACTGGAAAGGCACAAGCCGCACGCCGTTGGCGGTGTTGCTTGCGCCGGCAGAGGCGTTTGGCAGCTCAAAGATGTGCTTGGTGCCGGGCCGGCGGCGCAGGCCGCCCTGGGGCTGGATCAGCACGTTGGTGGCCTTGGCCAGGGCGTTGTTGTAGGCCTGCAGATCAACCCGCGCACGCAGCAAAGGGTCGAGCTCGCCCGTTGCAAAGTTGGTGGTGAACTCGACAAAGCGCGGCATCAGTTCCTCACTGCGATCAGGCTGTAGTCTTCGATCACCGGCACGGGGTTGTTCTGGCCATCGATCTGGGTCGCGGTGCGGAAGTAGCCGCCGCGCCCGTTCTCAGAGATGTCGCCAGTGGCCACGCGCTGCCACTTGGTGGCCTTGTCCTGCTGCTCGGTCACGGTCTCGGCAATGTGCCAAGCCACCTGATACTTGAGCAGTTGCACAAAGTACTTGGGCATGGCGTACTCAGGCACGCTGTACTGGTAGTCGATGAACACGCTGGGCAGGTTGGTGAGCAGTACGTCACCCTGGATCTCCCAGTCCTTCTGGATCGGCGAGCCCTGTGCGGAGCTCTGGACAACCAGCCTGGGCGAGGCCAAGCGGTCACCCGGCAATTGGTACTGGTAGCGCCAGATGCTTGTGGGTGTGGTCAGCAGTTGCGCGAGCTGCGCCTTCTTCATGCTGAACGTCCACGGGTACATCATCAAGGTCGAGTCCCTGATGTCGGGGTAGAGGCGGTCGCACACGCTCGACTCGTCTGTGCCGTCATTGAAAGACGATATTGCCCTGGCCCCGATCAGCAGCAAGGCATCAGAGCAGATCGATACACCAGTGTCGCCAGCAGCCATGTGAACCTCTTAATGCGAGAAGGGCCAGCCTCCGAGAATCCCCAGAAGCTGGCCCGGTTGCTACCGACAGCGCTTAATCGCCGTCAGTATTTGCCAGCGTGGTGCCATCAGTGACATCCACCACCCCAGAGGCGTTGGACACCACATACACCAGGGTGACCACGGCAGTGGTGCCGGTGGAGGTCACGCAGTGGATGATGTCGCCCACTTCAAGGCTGTTGGCCAGCGCGTTGAAATAGCCGCTGGTGTTGACATCCGCGATGGCATCGGTCGTTTTGTAACCGTACATCGACGGGGCGTTGCCGCGCTTGGAAGCGCTGTAGGCGGTAAAGCCGTCTGCAGAGTAAGCCATGTTTCAGACCCTCCTTTAAGCCGCAGCCGCAGTGTCGCGGGCGGTGATTTTGACGATACCCTCGGCGTCGATAGCCACAGCACCGGCAGAGAACAGGGCATTGACAAGCCAGCTGGTCTTCTCGGGGATGTAGTTGATCTCGGTCTTGGGGGCGATGCCTTCCGCGTAGCCGATTGCATCCTTGTGGAATGCGTACAGCGTGCGGTCGCTGGAGCCGTCGATGGGCAAGCCACCTTCGGTGCGGTCGCCCAGAACGTGGAACGTGAAGCCCATGTACTGGTTGATCTCGCCTTGCACCAGAGCCTTGACGGTGTTGAAGTCCGAGCTGGTTACCGAGGTCTGCTCCAGCATCGCGGCCAGGGAGTTGGCGTGGATGATGATGTTGCGACCATCGGAGGGCACGTTCTTCGCGTTCAGGATCTTGGCAGCTTCGCGCAGCTTGGAGATGTTCATGTTGGTGTTTGCACCACCAATAGAATTCGCCACAGTGCCAGTGCCAGATGCAGCGTTCAGCGCGTCGAGGATCAACTGATCCTGGCGGCGGCCAATTGCATTGCCGACCACTTGGACAAGCTCAGAGCGCTCGTCAAAGTTGACCTTCTGTTGCGAGAACACATCCGAGTACTCGGCGGCGTTGAAGTCACTCAGCGTGCAAGTGACAGTGCTGAACCCGACATTCATCGGGGTGACATCGGTCTGGGTGACGCGAGCAGTAGCTACGCCGCGACCGACTTTGGGGAACTTGACAGTGGAGCCTTCGACACCTCGACGCTGACGCACAGCGCCCACCAGCATTGCTTTGCCCTGGTAAGCCTGTTTGACCTCAGCATCGAACAGCGTCACAAAGGCGTTTGAGAGAGAAACGCTCATTTGGATACCTCATTCGGTTGATTGATCAGGGTTTGTCGCTCGGTGAGCCGGTAAGCCGGGCCTGTGCTTGCTGCTTGCGGCAGCCAGTCGTCAGCATCCGCTGCGGTTGGGGGTCGGTTTCCCGATGGGCCTTGGCGCGATTGTATGGCTTTTCGGCCACCGCGCAACAGGGGGGATTGACGGGTGGACAAAAAAGACCCAGCCGGAGCTGGGTCAAGGGCAACTGCCTTCCGGCAGACGGGGTGGAGAGCCCCGATTTATTTGGCAAACATGTTGAACATGCGCTCAACCTTTTGCCGGTATGCAGCATCCGTCTTGTACTTCGGATCGCCGACCATGGCGTAGAGCTCTTCCTTGCTGGGCGTGCCTTCAATCGGGGCGCTTTGAGTCGGCACCCGGCCTTCGTAGGCTTCGCGCACCTTCATCAGCGCTGTGATCCCGCGAGCGGTGCCACCCATGATCTTGAACTCCTCAAAGTCGTCCTTGCTCCAGACGCCCTTGTTGACCAAGCCGCGAGCCCAGTCCACCATGCCGCTGACAATTGCGTTGCCGTTGGGGCCGAGCTGCTTCATCTCGGCTGCCGGGTCAACCATGTCGCCCTGCATCAGCTCTTTGGCCTGGGTCTGCAGGTTGGTGACCAAGTCGTCAAAGGCGGCCTGGGACAGGCTGTTTTCCTTGGCCCAGCTTGACAGGGTCGAGGCGATGGGATTGGTGTCGGCCTCCTCACCAAAGGCTTTGAGGTCGTACTTTCCGTCTGCCGGGGCTTTGTGCTTGCCCTGGCTGATTTGCTTGCGCAGATCTGACCAGCTCTTGGCGATGCCTTCCAGGTCGGGCTCGTTGGAGTCCTTCTTCCAGAAGTTCTCAGGCCAGAAGTCCGGGCGCTCAAGGGGCTCGTCGGGCTCTGGTGCGCCTGGGGCTGCAGCCTTGTGGCTGATCTCTGTGGCTTGTGGGTTGTCTGTCTTAACGGTGTCGTCAGTCACTTGCACGTTGTCAAGTAGGCCGGCTGCACCGGGCTCGACGGTTGCTGTGTCGCTCATAGTTTCCTTGCTGTGTTGATCCGCACCTCAATGTCCCGCACCACCGTCCTCTGCCCCTCGGCAAAGTAGGCGTGTGAGGGATCTGTGCCCGGCACGGCGATGGGCACATTCACATACATGTCGCGCAGCCACTGCAGCAGCTTCTGGCCGTCCTCGGAGCCGAACACCCGCAGGGTCAGCTTGGCCAAGTCCTCGCGCTTTTGCTCGACCTCGCGGATGTCGGTGGCTTGGCCAATGGCCTCAATCTCGTCCCAGCTCATGCCGGCACCCCTTCAGGGGCTGGCATGGCCGCGCCGGCCTGGGCCTGCATGGCCATGGCCTGTGCCAAGGCTTGCTGCTGCTGCTGGTTCTTCATCTCTTCCATGAGCACCGCACGCTCGGCGGCGGTGTTGCGCACGGCAGCAGGCACGCCCAGCTTGTCGGCCAAGTAGTCCACCAGCATGTCGGTCTTGATGGCGAGCTGGCCATCGGTGCCCAGGCTCTGGCTGATCTGCATGTACTGCATGATCGCGTTGACCTCTTCCATGTTCTGGGCCATGGCCAGCGGTGCCACCGGGGTGACCTTGACCTCCAGGCCGTTGACGCGCAAGGGCATGTCGATCAGCCCGCGCTCGTCCATGACCTCCAGGATCTTGGCGGTGACGGGGATCATGGTCTCGTTGATCAGCCGGCCAAAGGCAGAGCCCAGGTTCTGGGCCAGCTCCTTCATGCGCTCGACGATCTCGGTGGCCGAGCGGGCGCTCATGTTGTCGGGCGGCAGCGACTCGTCCAGCAGGATGCGCTTGACGTTGGAGCGCAGGTCGTTGATCACCAGCTGGCTGACGTTGAAGTCACCGCTGCGGGGAAGTGGCAGCAGGGCCGGGCCTTGTGAGCCGCCATTGCGTGCCACCGGGATGATGGCACCCGGCACGATCTTGACCGTGTTGGGATTGAGCACACCATCGTCTGCGGCGGTATAGACACCCGCCACGGCCAGCGATGCGTTCTTGAGCAGCAGCTCGATGGTCTTGTTCAGCGTCTTGATGTCGGGCAGGGCGGTCATCAGGGGGCCGCGACCGTAGATCTCGCCGGCCACCTTCATGTAGCGGCTGATCACCCAGGGGCTCATCTTGCGGCGGCGGTAGACCAGCTCCTGCTTGGACAGCTTGTCGATAACGTGGTAGCAGTAGTCGCCACGCTTGTGGTCGTAGATGGTGGCCTCAAGCAGCTCGATGTCATCGGTAGGATTGTCGGC